CCCCTTAATGACGGACAACTCGGGGGATTAGAAATTTCCCTCGCATTAGCAAGTGATAGTCAAATGATATACGCTGTCGCTGGCGACGCAACTGGATTATCTGACGCATGGTATGAATTCAGCGATTTAAAATTAATCGTCGAGGTGACGGACTACACGCCAGCAGAAATATCTTCGATGGGGTCTTCGGGTGTATTTAATTATCAATCTATCACATCTTACTATGATACTATTAATTCTCAGCAAGCGAACATATCTTTTAATCTCGGTTTAAGTAAGGTTAGAAGTGTTTTCTCTTCATTCATTCCATCTCAATTTTTAAATAATCGAAATTTCGACTCATACCAGACTATTTATCCTACGAATAAAGACGGGAGCGTCGCAAATATTTCTAAGGTAGTATGGACTAAGGGCGGAGCATTATATCCTAAACATTTCGAGATGAATAATAACACGAGAAACAATAAAGACCAAATGGCGGTTGATCCAGTAGTTATCGCTGATTATGTTTCGGCAGTATCTCCATTTAATAAAAACATGAGTATGGCGGTCGGTCCCGTAAATACTAATAGAGATATTACAAGCGACGCAACTGAGACAGATACTATGATATCTACTCGTGTCCCCGATGGAGGACAAGTATGGGGATTAGGTATTTCGTATGATAAACTCGGAGGCATGGGGAGTGATTTTTCTACTCAGAACTGGGGATTAACTATCGATAGTAATTTAACTACTGACCATCCGCACTCTGTTTTTATCTTCGTGAATAGTGAGATGAATGTAGCATTTTCCCCTAACGGCATCCAAGTAATCCAATAATTTCCTCTTTTTTAATATTTTTCATTTTATTTTTTTATGTGATATATCATTATAAAATATGTCCCAAGAAGCACCAGATACATCATCGCAACCAAGTATTATTCAGTTAGAAAGTCTCCCAGTAGATACATCACAAGAAATCGAGAGCGATGTCCTTCGCCCAGTCGTTTTCTCATCTAATAATTTATTCGCTCGTTTCGAATTAGAACCGAAGGGATTTCTCTCCGCTGGATCAACTATCGCTTTATCTCTCACCCCTCCCGCTGGTATTACAAGAGGATTTTTTCCTCCTAATATCGGTGTCTCTTCTTTAATCCAGAGGGCAGTATTAAAAACTTCATCGGGTCGTGTCCTTTCAGACATGGAGGAGTTTTCTCATTTCCAATCTCTAAAATCTCTATCTCTTCCAAGTGATACACAGACCCAGAGACATCAGTATAGTGATGGTAGATGTATGGATTTCGGTATGACTTATGATATTACTGACGGCGACCAATCGCAGAAGAGTGATTCTAAATATTATGGTCTCCAAAATGGTAAAGAATACACTAAAACCCCCGGAGGTGGATGGACGAGCACGGGAGCATCAGCAGAAGGACTAACTCATCACAATTTCCAAGTCATCGCTGGCGACGCAGATAGAAAAGATTTATCACCATCTTACTCTATCCCTCTCTATGAGTTATTTCCTTTCTTAAAATCGGGCAATCATCTCCCCCTCTTCGCCATGGGTAATGACCGGGTCCAGATAGAATTAACATTCGCACAGACAACTAATCGCCGTATATCTCTAAATAAAGCGGGAGATGGTGAAGCAGATGTCGCCGTATTGATAGACCAAAACTCTCTCGAATTAATCTCCGACCATATCTTTTATCCGGGGAGGATGGAGAGTATGATGGAGGATTATAAAAATCATAATTTCGCTTATAATGATTTCATATTATCTCGCCAGATTATTACATCAGCGGGAGACGATAGTGATAATTCTATGAGTAATGTTAGACAAGTCGGCGGAGCGGGTCGTGTTGTATTAAGAGCATTCGCTGGATATGTCCCAGTAGAGACTGGATCAAATAAGAGCGAGAAAGAACTTCTAAATAATTATAAAGCACTCTCCATGAACAAGACGGGCAAAGCAGTAGGTAAATTAGAAAGTAATTTATTTTATAATGAAAGATTTTTATATCCCCAGATTGTATCTAATTCCGCTCGCCAGTTTCATCAGTTAAGAGACGCAGAACAAAAACAAATGTATGTCCCTCGTGAAGTTTATTCGAGTGGTGGAGAAGCATTAGCACCAGACGCAACCGCATCTCTAAAATATGAGGGCAGAGGTCAAACTAATAATTTAGCGGGTCATCTATTCTGGCAAGGATGGCGATTGAACCGAGGAGAACGAGTAGGCACGAAGGGGATAGACTTACATATGAACGCTCTGGACACAGCGGGGACGGGACAAGGTTTAACGACTGGGACTTATACTCAATATTGTTATCTCGAAGTATCGAGAAACGCTACTATTCGCAACGGACAAGTTGATGTTTTCTTCACATAAACCAAGATGGATAAAACATTTTTTTTTATTAATTATATATAAACCATAATGACATCTTTATTATAAATTAAGGGCAATATGGTTTATTTATTTTTCGCAATTTTTAATCTTACAAAATTAAAATATAAATCTAATTATATAACAAATGAATAGAGAAAAACTAACAGATTTAATTAAAGAAGCAAGACCGAATATAAAAGACAGCACTATTAAGATGTATGTGGGTAATCTTATGAAACTCATGAAGATATTTAATGAAGATAATTTAAATTTCTTAAAAGATATAGATCAAGTTAAAGAAAAATTAAGTGAAAAACATTTCACAACTCAGAGAAATTATTATAATTCGATTATAATTTATCTTATGACTAAGAAGGATAAAAAAATCGTTGAAGAATATAATGAAATTAGAGATGAATTAAATAAAAAATATATTGATGATAATTCATCTGGTATCATAAGCGATAAACAGAAAAATAATTTCGTAGAATTAGATGAGATAAAGAAGATGATAAAGGATATATCTAATGATTTAAATATACCTAAATTAAAAAAGAAATCATCTATCTCCAAGAAAGAAGAGAATCTCCTTATGGTTTATGTTATCTTAAATATCTTGATAAGAATACCTTTAAGAAATGATTTATCTAACATGATATTATTAAAGAAAACTCAATATAATAAATTATCGAATAAAGATAAAGAAGATAATAATTATCTTGTAATGGAGAAGGGATTATTAAAATTCATCTTGAACGATTATAAAACGAGTAAAAAATATAAAGAGAAGATTTTAAATATTCCAAAAGATTTAGAAAAAATCCTTCGTATGTATATCAAGAGAATGGATTTTAAAGTTAATGATATTATATTCCCTCTCTCTCGTAATGGATTATCTCAATTACTTATTAAGACATCTAAAAAATATTTAAATAAAAGTATCTCTACAACCATGTTAAGAAAAATAGTCGCAACTGATTTATTAGGTGATGTTAAGAAAGCAGAAAAAGAATTATCTAAAAAAATGGGGACTGATATATCGACTATAAAAAATGTTTATGTTAAGGATGAACAAGACTAAATAAATAAAGGTTTAATATATTCATTCTTAATCGCTACTAATAATTTATATTCATCTTTTCCTCTATCGTTTCTCCCTCCCCATTTAATATCTACTTCATCTTTATTATATTCCCAATAATAAAAACCTTCCTTACCCCATCCATCGTTAATACATCTCCATAAAAAGAAACATCTTCCATCTGGATTATTCTTCAACCATTCTATCCCCTCTTCTATCTTACCTCTCTCAAAATATAAATCGGGATACTGACCGAACTTACATCTCCTCGTCTTTAATTCTACTTTAAAATTTTCATTATAAAAATCGAATTTAGCAAATTTATCCCCTTCATGTCTCGTATTAGTTAAAGGACCATAAACATATTCCAGATATTTCTTAGAACTATCTTCGCTATCAAATCCAAATTTTAAATCTTCTTTTAATTTTCTATTCATTTTATAAACTTACATAGAAAAAAAATCCAGAGAAATAAACGAAGTCTTAATCGAAACTAATGATGAATGAACCGAACTTAATCTTACATTCATAATTAGATGTCTTAATATTTAATTGTTTCTTAATATCTATTTCTCTCTGAACTAATGGAGATATCTTACATTCAATCGTATATAATTTAAAAGGGTCATTCATTAATTTTCGATTCGCTTTTCTCACGATAGGTATATCTCCATGAATAGAATTTAATTTCGCTTCTTCATATAATATTCTTCTACTTGTAAATAATGAATTCTTTATACAAAAATTACTATCACAATAATGGATAATTTTTTTCGCTCTTAATATCTCTTCATTTTTTTCTTTAATTGATATAGTTTTTTTAGGATTAGGTGAGGTTAAAAATTTTCTTAATTCAGTAATATCTTTAATCTGTAATGAATTATCTGGATCAATAAAAAGATAATCTGTCTTAGATAACATATCCCAGAGAGTTGTAGCGACTTCATATTTATTATTTTTTATAGAGACGCCGATACATATATCGAATTCTTTAACATATTCTAAGAGGTCTTTTTTAGAATGTGATTTATGGATTATCGTATTATTCTTCGGCATTCTTTTTTTATATTACTTACATAGATTTTATTTATATTTAATTAATATAACGCTAATGAGTGATAAAATGAAATCTTCTGAACTACGCAAACTTGTAAGGATGTTTAATAAGAGAAGCAAAATTACTATCCCTAAGGGATTAAAGGGACAAGGAGAAATGATTAAATTTTTAGAAAAACACGGGACGATAAATCACGAGAATAAAGTATTTCTCCCGAATACGCAAGACATGGGTAAGCAGATAAGATTAGCGGATTATGATAAAATGTTTCCACCTAAAACAGAAGCACAGAAAGCAGAAGCAAAGAAGAAAGCAACAGAGAGAAAGGGAGCAAGTGAGATGAACATGGTGAAGACATTAGAAGGTAAAGGATACAAGATTACTAAACCTAAATCAGCAGAGAAGAAACCTACGCCAGCACCCAAGAAACCCGTAAAGAAAGCACCAGCGAAGAAAGCAAAGGCAGACCAATTTAAACTCGATAATGAAGCATTAGAAAAGGCAAAGACACGCAAGAAAGAAGCGATACAGAAGAAAGTTAAAGAAGCACAAGCGAGCGGTAAAGTATCTGACGCTGACTTCATGAAGCGTCCCGGGTTTAAATGGATATTAAAGAAACAGACAGAACTATATAATGAAATAATTAAATTAAATAAGCAGAGAATATCTGGTAGTCTTGATGAAGATAAGATGGATGATATGATTGATAAATTATTCGATAAGATAAATTCTGAGACATCAAAAGAATTAAATACAAAGATAAACGAAGATAGCATGGTTTTTAAATTCGGTAGAGGCACAGCGAGAACAGATGAATTAATAAAGAAAAAGTTGAAGAAAAAGATGGATGAAGCAAATACATTAAAGAAGAAACCAGCAAAGAAGAAAGCATCAGCACCAAAGAAGAAAACAAATTTCTTACCAAAACAAACCTTTAAAGAAATAGTCGCCAATTTAAAAAAGAGAACAACTGATACAGCGACAGACGAAGATGGAGATAGGATATATTCTGATAATACTCTTAAAACATTAAAAGAGATATTCGCTATTTATAAAACTCTCCCTTATAAATTACATAAAGACCCAGAATTATATGATTTAATAGATGATATCGCTGGATACAGAGGAGATGAAGCATCTAAATATAATACATTTTTAAATCAGATGAAATCATACGCAAAGAAGAAAAAAAACTAAAAGGAGATGGTGACGCCTTAAAGAACCCGAAGGGAACTAAGATATTTATAGAAGGAAGTGGAGGACCAACTCCTACTGGATCAACGACTAAATCTTTTTCTACTTTTAAACTCATGTGGAATTCGATGGGATATAATGTTAAGGAATTAAAGAAATATAAAAAACCTTAAATTTTTAGTAATTGTTTTTATCGTGTATTATTATGATAAAGTAATTTTATAATAAATCAGTTTTTATCGTAGGATTTTAAAATTATGAGGTATATACTCATAAAAAGTATTATAAATCTATTATTATGGGTATAATTGATATAAAACTCTCTATATTATCACTATAAATCTAATATTATAGTGATTATAGAAATAAAATTATAATTTTATTGTATTTTTAGACCATAAAGGACACTATTTTAGATTAAAAAGGACTAATTACTCATTATTACTCTGTTTAAATGTCGTTTAAGGACATTATATTAGATTAATATACCATATTGACCTTATATATTAATTGTTATAGGCATTATGGTTTATTATCTTGTATTATTATATAAATGAGACATCAACTCGATACCTTTTTAGCGTTATGGTTTATATTTAAGAAATTAAAATTTTATATGTATATAGTAAAGATGATTCATAAGGATATCATATATAAAAACCTTTTAATGATTAATCGTTTAGAGATAAATAAAGATATGAGAGATATAATAAGGATGGAGTATAAATTCTCAGTATTAGAGAAAAAATATAAATTAAACTATGATAACATGATTACACATCTTAAATATTATATCTTTATTAATAAGAAGATAAATAAGAAACATAATAGAAAAGATACATTATTAAAGAGTATTAAATTTTTCGATTGTTAATCCCATCTCTCTTCATCGCTTTCACTTGTAAAATATATTGATCCAACATCATCAATATCATCGGGGTCGTAAGTATCATAATCCTTGAAGATATAATTTAAAATAAGAATAGTAATCATTTTATTAATCTCCATATATAAGATAATATATTTTATTTTTTCTTTATCTTATTCTGTAATATTTCTTCTATTATAGAATTATCTAAAACCTTATTCCTTTCCACTCGATAAACTACACAGCAACCATCACCAACAGAAGAGAGGGACTGGTCGGGGTCGTGTATAGATGTTTTAATAGATGAGATATTTATATCATTCGTTATCGTGAATTGTATAGGACTATCAACAGAAAAGAAATAATCTCCATCTCCATTCTCTTTATTCACTACGGCGATAATAGGTAATTTATCTCCGCTGTCTTTTCCTCCTACATATTTCTGTCTTTCATGTAAGACTAAATCAGAGCGAATACAATAATAAGGTCTCACCATTCTCCTCGGTAATAATTCACCCGTCACAACGATAGATGAAGTAGTTTCAGTTATCGGGGGATAAATTGTATAAGCAGATAATCTGGCGGGAGAAGAATGAGTGAAACCCGTTCCTCCGGGTTTCTGATTAACCCAACCCTCCAACATTAAAGGCGTCGGTATCTGTCCAGAAAACATAATCGCCCCGTATCTATTCACCACAAAATTCTGTATCTGTGTCTCTACTATCTGAGCGTTAGTTGTAATCCATTCTAAATTATAGAGATTAGTATTCGTTATTCTCGATACTCGATTATTAATATTATCAATTGTAGATGGATTAGTCTGTTTATATGTGAAACCTAAGAGACCGAATAAACCATCATTAAAAGTTTCATCATCATAAGACCCGCCGATATTTAAACTAATTCCTCCGTGAGCATCCATAATCGTGTAAGGTGTTATCGCTTGATTCAGAGCAGAGTAATTTTCTTCTCCCCATCCTATTATATGTTCGCCTACTACCGCTTCCTCATGTAATGAAGCACCAGCATAAGTCGTAGCGTCATTCTCTATTTCAGTATGTTCCTTTAAACTTCCGGGGAGTATCCCATACGCCTTACTATCTCCAACGAGATAAGGTCTCATCTCTGGTGTATAATTCCAATATTGTAATCTCTTATTCATCTTATAACATATCGCAGAAGCGGTAGCATTATTCTGAGGGTTAGTCTCAGCGTTATTTCCAGCATTAAAAGGTTGTCCTACATTCTCGGGAGTATGTAAATCTTTAAAACCAAAATGTGAAGTATCATCATATACTACTGAGGGATTATTCGCACCTAAATAAATACGAGATATTAAAGGACCAGTCCAATTAGGGGGTAAATATCTATGTTCATTTAGAGGAGTATCGGGAGAAACCACTAATGGTTTATCATTAAAAGTCCGTGAAGCAAGACCATAATTATATGTCGCATCAAACGAATACGCTTGATAACCAGAATATAACTGAATAATTGTATTTCCGTATGAATTAAAATGATAATCCCATCCTATTAATCTCGACTCCTTAGCGATATTCGTATCGAATTTAAATATATAAGGTCTTAAACCTCCAATCAGTTCCGGATGTAATACTATGAAATCTGTAAATGTTCCATCTCCATTATCATGTGTAGTTTTAGTAGCGAAACCATATGAGAGATTAGATGTCTCCGCTCCCGAAGTCATCTTTCCTTCATTCGATTTATCATACTTAAAAAAGAAAGGCATAGACGCTCTATTCATTCCGTCTCCTTTCGCCTCATAGTTATCATATCCTAATATATTCTCTATCGCTCCATCAGTATTATCATATCTGTTTATATGTAAGAAACGAGAATTATCTATCGTATAATCAGTCCCCGTTAATATAGGATTATCTTTCCATAACTCTGGATAACGAGACTGAGTTTTAAATAAGGTTGATAAATTTTCTAAATTAGATTTAGTATATTCTATCCCCGTAATTACTTCTGATAAAATATTATTAGTCGCTGATCCAACGATATCATTTTTAATAAAATACTGAGTAGTCCCGTCTCCATTCATGATATCTCTTCCCGCCTTAAATAAGTCTGGTCTTTTAACTCCAAGATATTGATATGAGCAATCATAATTTAAAGCATCTAAATGACCCGCCCCATCGTCAGTAGTGTAAGCGGTGTAATTACTTTCGACATTACCTCCAAACCACGCACAATTAAAAGGTTTAAATGTATTCGTAGAGATAGTAGAAGTCCATATTCTCTCTGTCTGAGGTAATCCATTATCTAAGAGTGTATATAATTCTTCTTCTTGTGTCTGTTGTAATTGTTCGGTCATACGAGTAGCAATATTCTCGGGAGAATTAAAACCAACTGGGAGCGATAATTCTATGAGTTCATTATAAATATTATATTTCCCTAACGCTGGATCAACGAAATTAACAGCGTCATCAGTAGTCCAGTATGTATTAGTTTCAGCGTTAAAATCAATTTTCTGTATCATCTCCTCTCTACATATTATCGTATATCTTGTTCCATCGTTTTTAGGTCGATAATATCCAGTCCCGTCCGCTAAAAAATATTGTTGATAATCAGTCATACATATAGAATAGATATCATCTCCCGCTGTATATCCAGTTTCATTCTTACATCTCCCCGTGGCGTATGTATCTTCATTATTCCACCATTCAGCATAATTCGGTTTCGTCGAATTTAACGCTTTCGTAGAATTATGACTAAGACCATAATAAATATCTTTTATATCCGGATGTCCGCTTGTTGATAACGCACTTTTATTCGACTCGGTTGTAGTAGGTTTCTCACAGACGAAACGACGAGGCAGAAAATAATAACCTTCGCAATTAGTTGATTTATAATAATTCGTCTCTACATACGCTTTATCGTCTGTTAAATCTTTCGTAATCGGTTCTGGTATTAGAGATTGATATAAAGAAGTCTCCATCCTTGACCGAGAGGCGACTGGTTCCACACCCTTACTAACTTTTTTAATAATGTTCCATGTTTTATTTTTATCTAATGATATACCTTTAATCTCTACGGCGTTCGGTGTTCCGCACCCCCGCTCATTCACGAAACAATAATCAACAGATACTTTATCTCCTCTTTTTAGTTGTAATGAATTATCTAATTTATTAGTAAATGAAGCGGGCGAGGCGAGGTTCCCCGCTCTTACTTCGCTCGATGATTGATTATTACATTCGATTATCGTAGTATCAGTATATTCACTCATTTTATATTATATGATTATATTTTATTTTTATCTAAATTATCATTATAAAGATGACTTATAAAACGGATTTTAATAAGAAATATAAATTTAAGAGAGATGAAGCACATTCATTAAAAGAAATAAGTGATATCACGGGTTATGAGTTAAAAGGATTGAAGATAATTTATAAGAAAGGTATAGGAGCATATAAGACTAATCCATCTTCGGTTCGCCCTCATGTTAAATCTCCCGAGCAGTGGGCGATGGCGAGAATATACGCTTCGATTAATCCTAAGAGTAAAGCGTATAAAATTGATAAAATACATCTTAAAAAGAAAAAGAAGAAATAAACCAAATTGACTTTAAATGATTATAATAAGGGCAATATGGTTTATATCATAAAACGAATAAAAAATTGTTTTTTCCTTTTCGGTTTATTTATTTTATATTTCATATTATAATGAATAGAGGGATTTATTCTTCGGGGTTAATGTCCCAAGGTGAAGCGATTGAAGAAGCGAAGAGAAAGAGAATACAGCGATTAGAATCAGAAAATAAAGAAAATGAAAAATTTAAACATATCTTAGAGATAAAGAGAGACATGAAGAATATGAAAAATGATATCAATATTATTAAAAGCGATTTAAAAATAATATTATCATTCATTCAAGAAATGAAACCAGATGAAAAGGATAATAAACTTACTATCACAACAACCGAAAATAAGGGATGGTTTTTCAGTTAATCCCTTTTTTTATTTTTTTTTATATTTTATTTTTTATCTAATCAATCATTATAAATATGAGTGGTTTTTTCGATAGCGGACAGAAGATTAATCTGGATCAAAGTGATGTTAGAATTTCGGCGGAGAATGGTTTAGACTTCTCACAAGACCAGACTATCGGGATTTATATTCCTCCATCTGTAAAATATTTTTCTGGTAAGGATTGTTATCTCCAATTCGACGCTCAGATTAAAGGTGATGTTGATAATGTGAAAGGGTCTTTCGCTACTCGTCTCCAATTAGACCCGAATACGGGAGCGAATAGTTTATTTTCATCTCTAAGAGTGTATGCTGGTAATCGTGAAACATTATTAGAAGAAAATACTGAATATGCTTCTTATGTATCTGTGAAATATGATTATTCTAAAACTGATACTGAACAGAAAAAGAGAGCGTTAAGAGAGGGATGCGGTGTCTGGACACCAGCGACATCTGGGACATTAGGGACGACTAAGTCCATCGGTAATAATTTCTTATATAATCCTTTCATGAAAGTCCCGAATGCGGGACAATCTACTGACCCGAACGCCACTCTCGATACGCCGTGGGATGATACTGACTTCATCCCCGCTAAAATATGCGTCCCTCTTCACTGCGGAGTATTCGCTGAAAATAGTAAAGTATTTCCTAATCTCCTCACTAACGGATGTTATATCGAGTTAGTGATGGCGGGAGAGAGAAACCTTTTCAGACAGATGGACGGAGTATTAAAAGAGAGACGAATGAGATTAAATCCGGTCTTTTATGGTAAAGATAATGCGGGGACTAAGGTGACGGCGGGCGATGAGGTTGATGCTGTCTGGTGTCGTGCTGGTGTAAATAATCAGAGAGACCCTCAATCGTGTCCTTTCGTTGTAGGTGAGAAAATTAATTTCGTTAAGGATACTAAGGATGGTGATACATCTACGACGAACACGATTACATTAGGTAAAGATGCTTATGGTGCTGTTATCACAGAACTCAGTAATGATGGGACACTTCTTAAAATCGGTTTCGATACTGGGACTAAAATTAAAATCGCTACTGGTATGGATCAAGCGACGGAGAACTGGTTTTTATTCTCCGAGAGTGTATCTGGTGCTACTGAATTCTCGCCATCATGTAAGGTTTCGAATGTTGAGTTAATCTGTCATCAGATTGATATGGGAGAAGCGTATGAGAAGAAAATGATTAGTAAAGTCAGTCAAGGAGGTGTAGTTATGTTTGATATCCCTTCTGTCGGTGTCCAGACCCATTCTCAGTTATCGAGCGACATACAAGCGACCATCCCCTTAAATTTAGAATATTCTAAGGCGAGAGGTATTATCGCTCTCCCTACTGATGCTAAATTATATTCTACTGCTCACCAGACATCTGCTACGGGGACTTATTTAATTAGAAAAGATGCGGGGGCGTTGTATCAAGAGGATACATTAAACAGAAGTAATAGAACTGGTATAAGTGGTGTCTCTAATGGTCTCTCTAAATATAATTTCTTTCTTCATGGTAAGATGGTGCCGTCTCGTGAAATATCAACCGCTAAAACTACTGATAAGAGAGGCGGTATAGATGCTCATTTTATCTCTGAGTTAGAGAAGGGACTTCTCGCTTGTGGTATCCCCGCTAATTCATTTGAGGAATACGCCTCTAACTTCATCATCGCTCGACAACTCGCTATCGGTAAGGTTGCTGTCTTCGATGGTCGTGGTAAGACTGCTCGCCTTAATTGTAAATTCGAAGGGTCTGATACTGATGTAAATAAACCATCGGTAAATACTCTCTGGAAGATGTTTATTAAACATACTAAAACGCTCGTAATCAAGGGAGATAATATTTCAGTAGAAATATAAACCATAAAGGAAATAACATTTTTTTTATTATTTAAGATATAAACCATAATGACTATTCTATACTCATTTAAAGTCAATTTGGTTTATTCGTTTTTTAATGTATTTTTTTTTTCTATTTAAGTAATATAAAAAGAAATGAATCAATATGATGATACTAAGATTAAAAAAATCGTCGAACAATATAATAAGAAGAGAGATAGAGAAACGAAACAATATCATGAAGAGAAAAAATTTAATGAGGTTTTTATGAAAGAAAATAATGAAAGAGCGAAAAAATATTATCTCGATAATAAAGATAAAGTTAAGTCAAGATATATAGATAATAAAACATATAATCAATATAAATGTTTATTTCGATATTATAAAAATCAATCTCGTATCGGGGAGTTTAAGATAAAACATGTAGAGAAATATAATTTTTTAGTTGGAGAAGGTGTAATCGTTGAAGAAGTTAATAATAATAAAAATATCACAGATTTAATGAATGATAATTAGGGAGTAATTATCGTAGGGATTAATTTATTTTTTTTAGGTTTTATCGTGGAGAAATTTTTTTATGAGGGGTATATGAGGAAAATATCCCATTTTTTCGTGTTTTTTCATTATTTTTAATAAAAGTTTAATTTTCTCGAAGTTTTTTATCACATGAAACATAATTTAAGATTTTTATATACTTTTTTATCGCTTGATCCACAGATAAAAAATATATTGTAAGAGTTTCATTAAATTAGATGAGTGCGTTTAATTCATTATTTTTTTTTTATATTTAAGTTTATAAAATATGTCTTCTGTTTCTTCTTTTTCGAAATCCTCGATTTTAAATTCTTCTTCGTCCGCTAAAATTAATATGTCTCCTTCATGTAATATGAAGTTTAAAACATTTTCTCTTATCCCTAATTCTAAAAGTCCTACGGACGAATGGAAAAAACACGATAAGACGAAAAAGTTTATTAATAAACATAAGTGGCGAGATGAATCTATATCTAATTTAATTTTATCCTCTACTTGTAGAGGTATCCCTACGGGAAGAATAAATAAATGTTTCGTTGTTGATTTAGACTTCTATGATAAACTCCATCCAGATGGAACTATCAAGAAAGAATTTAATTCAGCGGAAAATGAATTTATCCAGACCTTCGGGAATGTAGATGAGATAATTAAAAAATTCTCTGATACTCTAATTATTAAAACCGCTTCTGGCGGTCTTCATCTATATTATCAATACGATAATAATTTTAAGACTACTTCGAACCATTTTCATCAGATTGATATTCGGTCTGATGGTGGTTATGTTGTTGGTATGGGGTCAGTTGTCCCTAATGGGTCTTATGATATCGTTTCTAATAAAAGGATTTCAGTTATCCCCGAGGATCTATCTCTTTGGTTGAAGAATAATTTATGGAAGAAAAAAACAATTACTAAACCTTTAAAGAAAAATAATAAAAATGAAATTAATTCTATCTCACATGAAGTATATGAACAAGATGAAGTAGATTTATCCGCTTATCACTATAACATAGATGAATGTGTTTTAATCGATATCCTCGATAACTTACCCTCTGACTATTTCATAGATACTCGAAAATGGTTAATCTTCTCTACCGCTATGAAACAATTAGACCAGAAGGAAATGTGGGACCAGTATAGCGAGGAGAAGGGTGGAGAAACTTACGATTATGAAAAAAACCATTCTAAATGGAATTATTTAAAAGATAAATCCCTCTTCTGTTTAGAAAATATTTTAACCGCTTCATCAGTAGTATCAGACGCTAAAACCTTTTTAGGTTATATTAAATATAAACCGACTGAAAATCATAAGGTTAAACCTCATCGAAAATTAGAAAATCGGCGATATCTTGACCCGTCTAACGATGGAACATTTCTTTTAGAAGAAAGTTTATCACATGATTGTCTGTTAATTATGTCCGATACTGGAACTGGAAAAACAACAGCGTTTAAAAATTTCATTAAAAAAACTGAAAAACCTTTTATCTCTATTGTTTCTCGTATTACATTAGGCGAGGAACAAGTTAGAATAATGAGAAATGAAGGGATAGATTGTATGTTTCATCAAGAAATAACTGATAGAATTAATGATAATCTTTATAAAGATGGTCAAGAAGCGGACGAATATCCGAAACCCGGGTTTTGGGAACACGAGGGAGATAATCTCGTAATAACTATTGATAGTATAATGAAGATTGGAAATTGGGGAAGTAATGATAGTAGTGAAGATTATGAGGAAAGTTATAATCCTTTCGAGGGTTATGTTATTTATCTTGATGAATTAAATTCTCTTATTGAGTATTTCGTAGATTGTCCTAATCTCCATTCTAAGCGATTAATCGTTTATCAATTCTTAATTAAAGTTTTACAAGGAGCGGAGTTAGTCGTAGGGACTGACGCAGATATCAGCGATATCGCCTTAAATTTTTTCTCTGGTAATGACTTACCTTATCATTTTATCTCGAATGAATATAAACATAATAAAGGGATAGACGCGGAAGAATTATTCTCATATAAATCTCTCGTGGAAGCGATATCATGTGAAGATAAATATATGGTCGCTTGTGATGAAAAAGGAACCGCTATTAAATTAGGCGATGATCTAACTCGTTTAGGTCATAAGGATATTTTAGTTGTATCCGCTGATAGTCCTATGGAAGTATTAAAAGATTTAGATTTAGATAAACACGATAAAGTAATTTTCTCACCTAAAATCGTTTATGGTTTAGATAGTGTTATGGAGAGAAAAGTTTTCGGTTATTTTAGATGTAGAACTATCGACCCTCGGGGAATGATACAACAGATTTGTAGATGTAGAAATATTATTTCTCTACAATTTCTCTTTGAGGATAAATCATGGAAATCATATCGATATGATAGTGTCTCTGAATGTAGAGAGGATTTAATGAAAGGCGTTAATATAATGATGACTTCATTTTCTATGTGTGGATTAGAAGAAAGTCAGAAAGTATTTAATGATATTTATAGTCAATATGTCTATAATCAAGATTGTTATAAGAGTAATTATTTCGCTCATTTTATTAATCTTCTTATCTCTCGTGGTTTCGACTATGAGATGAATCCAGATTTAATGAATAAATCAACTGGTCAGACCGCTTCAATCGCTAAGGAAATTAAAGCACAGAAAGAGAAAGTCGTATTAGATGAGTTTGATAAATTCTATGAGGTTTTTAGAGTAGAAGAAGAAAAACTTAAAAATAAATATCTCGCTTATGAGATGTTATGTATGGATGAACCTTATGATAACGGGAGAAGAGACTTCTTTATGGAATATGAGGAAGAAAATAAAATCGATTGGAGTTTCTCGACTGGAAAGATTTTACAAGTAGAAGAAAAAATGATGACTTGGGATGAGTGGAAAATTAAAAATAGTAAATCGATTTGGTCTAAATGTGGTCCCGTATGGTCTGATACTCATAAACTGAAACATGATTTAGTTGATGAATATTTCTCTGAGGTTTTCGCCGATGTTATACATCTTCTCTGTATCCCGATGGAACAGATTGAAGAATGTAAGGATTTAATTACAGACCCTAAAT